TGGATAGTCTCTTAAGTAGGACATATCAATAATGCGGTTTAAATAAAGCTCAAAGGTTACTGACTGATTGCCCTGTAGAAGAACAGACGGATCAGAAGAACCAAGGGTCCAATCTACGTTATTGCTTGCAGCAGTGCTATAAGAAAAGGTAGTGGGGTTATACATAAATCTAAATCCCCATTGAGGAGCGGTCTCACCTTTTCCAACAGCCAGGTTTTTAATATTATCTGGGTTGGTATTCAAAGCAGCGGCACCCTTAGGATCTTGAAATATCTTTCCCTGATTCCCTGCAGTATATTTAGAAACTACATCTCTAGCAGTAACTGCATCAAGCTGCGAACCATTATATGCATAGCCTGTAATTAGGTTAGAAATATAAGGTTGATTTCTACTAAAAATGTGAGGATATGGATTAAACCTAGCAGAAGGAAGATTGGAAGTATTAGTGTTTGTAGGTATGTTTGCATTTGATGGCTTTGTAGGTGCGGGGACTCTACCCGTAGTTTGGCCTTGACAGTCTGCAAGAATAATGTCGTGTATCTTTGTCTTAGCATCCGTAATGCCTTTAGTGTCTGTCTGCTTGACATTAAGATATGGGCCACTGAAGTACCTATATGTTGAGGAGTCGCCGCTCACGCCTGCAGTATACGTAGCCCAGTTATATGTTCCTGCGCCAGTCTTTTGATCATAGGTAGTTGATCCAATAAACAAAGCAAACCATTGTTTTTGACACTTGTCAAATACTACGCTTAGAGATCCACCGCCCCCACCATTTCCAGCAGTAGTCCATTCTTTCTTGCTTTCAATAAAGGTAGTAAAACCATTAGGGTAGGTAGGAATAGGTACGGCAGTGCCTACGGTTACAGTAGGTATTTGATTAAGAGCAGTAAGAGAAGTAATGTTTCCTACGCTGGTGTCCCCACCGTAAGTTCCTTGAAAGTTGTTTGGACTGAAGCTACAGTATAAGTTTACATAGTTAGTAATAGCCGTATTAGGTTGAAGAAGGCGGGTGCTAAACCAGTAGACTGCCCCACTAGATGGGCTACTTACAATATTGCTTGACCCACTATTTGTGTGAGCACCAATGTATGTTCCGCTTCCACCCGTATCAAAATACTTACTATCGGAACCAAAATCCATATGCAAACCGGTACCGACATCATTTCCTGTTAACCAGTAGTAGGTTTTGACGCCGCTTACATTTTTAATTTGATATACACGAACTAAATAATGAACAGTAAACCCTACCTGAACCTCAAACTTTGTTACAGTAGGGGTAGCTAGCTGAGAAACTGTTGGCTCAGCTTGAATCTGAATAAGGTTAGGATAAATTGATGGATCAAAAGTAGCACCACCTAGACTTACAGCCAAAGGTTCAGTGGTAGCAGATTGCTTCCAATCAACATAGGTCTGTACTGTATACCCATAAGAATATGTGGTTGCCATTAGATAGCTCCTCCAAGGCTCTTAAGCACTGCGCTGTTCTTCAATTCTTGACCCACCATACTTACTAGCCGCTTAGCTTCAGCTACGCTTGATTGAGCAATCTGTACCTTCATATTTAGGTTTACAACTACTGCCCCACCATGAGCAGAAGAGGTTACCACAGAAGGACCACCTACACCAGTAGGCAGTCTAGAAGCAATAGAGGCTGTTCCTAGATCTCCAGTAGGTCCACCGTAACCTGGGATGTGTGTTCCCCAAGGCGATTGGTCTACCGCAGTAAGAACTGCTGCCGTATTGTTACCTGCAGTAAGCGCAGAAAGAATGCTCTTATAGAGCCCATTATTTAAAGTCTGGATAGTTGCTTGGTAGCCTTGATCCCAGCTGGTGTAGGACTTAACACCTTCGGAGTTCATGTTAGTTGCGCCCTTTTCACCCTGGGTAGTATTAAGTGGGTTGTAGTGTGCAGAGTTATGCCACTGGCCACCTTCCCAAGCAGACCAAGTTGTAAGGGCTGTAATATTATCTTTTGTTACAGGCTTTCCTAGCTTTGTGAGAAGAGTCTTAGCCCAATCTTGTTGGCTACCTGTTCCCAAAATAGTTCCCGCAGTAACAGAAGTCTTTCCCTTAATAAAGGATAGTGACCTTCCATCACCCAAGTTGTGTCCGGCATTCTGTCCAAACATATTATCCAAAGCTGTGCTTCCTGGTGTAGAGGCAAGGCTGCTAATGAGAGAGTTTATATCTTGGCTAGATAAACCAGATCCTGTAGGAGTTGTTGTCTTTGAACCAGGTGTGCCCGATGTAGCCCCCTGTAGATATGGGGCTGGGTTAACCTTCTTGCCATTAACAAGAACTTCAAAGTGAAGGTGTGGGCCAGTTGAGTTACCTGTGTTACCGGATAGACCAATAACTGTTCCACCAGAAACTTTTTGACCTCTTGATACTGAGATCTGCTTTAAGTGTGCATAGCGGGTTCTGTATGAGCCATGGTCAATTTCAATATAGTTACCGTAACCTCCGCCGTTACCAACAATGGTTACAACACCATCATCGTGAGCGTAAACCTTAGTACCCAACTTAGCGCCAAAGTCAAGACCTGCGTGGAATCCTTTAGTCTTTGCTCCACCACCACGTTGTCCGTAAGGAGATGTTACAGGTGTTCCTCTAGGAACAGGGGTGACATTTTGGTGTCCTCCGCTTATTGGCCCACCAATACCTGTATGACCCATGTTACCGTGGTCATAAGCTCCTCCTGCAGCAGCAGCTACTGCAGCTGTTTCACCAACAGCTAAAGCGTCTTCTGCACCCAAAGCAAGATCTTCTAAAATACTGCTACCCTTAAATGGGTTATGGAACTGGCCTTTAACAAAGTTAAATGCTTTTCCTAAGAAAGACTCACCCTTTTTTACAAACTTTCCGTTTGACATTACTGGGCCAATTGCTTTTTCTGCTGGTTTACCAAGCACACCTTTTAACGCACGCTTAGTAGCATATGCATTAATGCCTGCAGAGGCCGCTGCGCTTCCAATACCTGAAAGAGTACCTCCAACGTTACCTGCTCCTGGGAACGTGTCTAAGATTCCTTTGAGGCCCATTAAAGCACTAGTGACGCCTTTAGCAGCATTAGCTACGCTAGTAAAATCATTGGTTAAAGCGGCATTGGTATTTAAGGCAGTGTTGTATCCGCCAACTAATCCCTGCTCTGTTGCGGCAAGGGCTCCAGCTTGAGCAGTGTTGTTTGTGAAGTTGGAGTACATAGGGCTTGACTTATCAACATTCATAGCTCCAAGCATGGTCTTAGCATTGCCCATTTGAGAGGAAGTAATGTCGCTTCCAATTTGAGCACGGGCCATGATGCCCGACTGAAGAGTCTGCATCAAGGCCTGGTTGCCGCCAGCTACTTGCTGAAGTACTTGATAACCTTTACCGCCAGGATTAAGAACTGCTGTTGAAGCCTGCTGTGCAGAAATCTTTTGTCCACGGAAGAGGGCGTTGTAGACAGAGTTAACAATCTGATTAGGTGGGAGCAAGTTACCTTGACTATCACGAACACGGATACCAAGACGCAGAAAGTTCATTCCATTAACGCCACCCATAGCACCGGCAACTTGTTCGTTGCTCATGCCAGTCATGGCACTCAAGCCTGCAATCTGAGTCATGACATTCTGAGAGCTCATTGAGTTAGCTGTGTAACCCATGTTAGATAAAGTCATAGCAGCCATGGTTGGACCCATAGCGCTTGTGGCACCCATACCAACTTGAGAGTTGGCCATTCGGGTTGCCTGCATATTTGACATGCCAGCAAAACCGGCATAAGTTGATGCACCCATAGCTTGAGTTACTGCAGCCATGGTGCTTGGTGCCATTGACATAGCTGTGGCACCTACAGCTACAACGCCTAGTCCTAGACCGGTTGCAGCTTGAGCTGGGCTAAATGAACCTAGCCCTAGTCTTCCTGAACCCACATTCTGTGAGCCAACAAGACCGGAAGTCTTTTTAATATCGGCAGATGTGCTCTTCCAGTCGTCACTGATTCGCTTGACAACTTTTTCTACTTCTGTAAAGAGCTTAAGAAGTTCTTTAGGCATGTCGTCAAAAGATGTACTGCCAACAGTACCTAGACCCTCAGGTGTATCTGAGGCTCCGACCATATTGCCAAAAGCATCTGCCATTTAAATCACCGCCTTCTTCCTGTAGCTCTATTCAACCAGTTAAGACGTTCCCTTAAACTTAGAGAACGTAGTTCCGTAAGAGACCATCCAGGATAGTATTGACTTATTAAGTCATACATCTCTATGAGAGTCTCATAGTTTATTTCGTTAGCGAAACAACTCCGCCAAGGTTAGCGGAAGCGGTACCTCCGTGCCGCAGGCACTGCAAGGTACTTTAATTTCACTGAGTTGTGGGCCAGGGTTGCGGTTTGTAATCTCTTCTAAAATATCTCTGCGATCCTTAATGCTTAGGTTTCTAACCACGCTAGGATCAATCACAGGAGCATCATTGATAGATACTACACAGTGACTTAAGATAATTGTATCTAATTCTGCAGTAGTTTTGTTGTTTGAAGCTACGATTGCTTTCTGAGCTGAGCCCTTTGGCAGTGTAACTACAACCTTTCCTACCTTACAATCTAGTACAAATTCTCCAGGACCTTCTAGGGTCTTTACTGGAACATCTTTGTCTAGATCAATATCAAAGACCTGCTCTTCACCACAGTGTGGGCAGTTAGCAGGGCCAAGCTTTACATCTGACCCAAAGGTTACCTTCCTAATAGCTAGGAGAATAGCCTCACGGTCTCCTGCATATAGGGAGTCAAGAAGACCTTCAGTAGATGCTTCTTCACCGATCTTTACAGTTCCCCGGCTTAAAATAGTAAGAAGAGCCTTACCTGTGTCTGTGATTTTAGAGATTGCCTCTTCATCAATACCGGTAAGCTCCCTTACTTCTGCTGCGGTAATCAATCCGGTAAACGGATCAAGTAGTCCAGCAGGCAATGTAACATCTGTTGCAGGAGGCAACTTGGTTTCAGGCTTTAGTGCCTTTACGGTTGCCTCCTGAGCAGACATTGCATCTGCAGCAAGTTTATTTGCTACTTGTGGATCTTGTGCCGCATTAATAGTCTTATTAGTAGTCATTTTATATACCTTTAGTTAGTTTGATTACTGGCCGGTAACAGCTGGTGCAGTTCCTGCCTTTGTGTATCCTGTTGCGTATGTTACGTCAAAGCCTTCATGTACAAGCTGAATCTCTTCAACCATGAGGGTATTAGCTCCTGCATCCAAGTTGCTATATGACAAGGAAGTAATCCAGGCATTGTAGACCTTGAAACGCATTGAGGTATGTTGTCCATAAGGTGTTGAAGCTGCGACTGTATCGTCGCTTCCTGCTGAACCTGTTGGGTTAGGATGTGTAAGAACCTGGATATCCAAGTTAACACGGAATTGAGAACCTGCTGCGGTTGTCACACCTGGTGTAACAACTGTAAACAAGCGCTTCATCCAATCAGCATTTCCCATCTGTCCCAACATAACACCCTTAGAAAGAGTGATAGGTGTGAACGAAGATTGTCCAGGAATCTGGTGGACGTTGGTGTTGTATCCGCCTTCACGGTAAGCAATTGACTCTGTCGCTACGCTTAGACCTGAAAGAGATACGAAGCCCATAGTACCAAATGCATTTGATCCACCTTGAGCAGCACTGGTTCCCCAGTATGTGTCAGGTGTAGCACCATCTGGAGCTACAGGTGTAAATTGCACAAGGAACTTAAAATTACGGACTGGATCCGTAAGTAAGGTACTTAGAACATTTAGGTTAGTTGCCATTTGTCATTATCTCCTTACGCCGTAGCGTTTCCTGTTAGTTGTCCGATCTGAATGACAACGAACTCTGCTGGATATTCTAGTGCGACGCCAACTGTGATATTTACCTTACCGTTTTGGATATCAGTAAATGAGTTGTTACGTCCGTCACAGATTACGTAGTAAGCCTGAGCGGAAGTATTTCCACGCAAGTTTCCAGTATTCCAATATGAGAATAGGAAGCTGCTTACTGCTGTATTGATTTGATTCCATAGACGCTCGTCATTGTTCTCAAATAGAGCGAACGATGTTAGATCAGTAAGGCGCTTTTCGATGTAAATCAAAGAACGGCGGATATTGATATAACGGTTGTTAGGAGTGTTATCAAGAGTACGAGCACCCATAACTACAATACCTGCGCCAGGTACCTGACGGATAGTGTTGATTGGGTCTGATGATGTGTTGAGTGTATCAAGCTCAGCATTTGTGAAGTTGTGTTCAGTAGATACTGCAAGAGCAATACGGTTCTGAAGACCTGCTGGAGCTTTTGCTGGACCACGGTTTGCATCTGTAAATGTGTACTGTCCAACTACTGCAGCACCTGGAGCCTGTAGACGAACTGCTCCTGGGATCTTTGTTGGATCTGGGATGTTAACCCAAGGCCAGTAAGCAGCTGCAATTCCGCCTGAAGTTGCTGCGGCAAAGATTGCAGATGTTGCTGTGACCTGCTGTTGTGCAGCAGCGGCATTTGCTAGTCCTGATGGAGTATCAATAACTGCAAAGCAGTCTGTACGAGTAGCTGCATAAGCTACTGCGTCTCCATGGATCTGTGCGGTCAATGTAGCTGTAGATGCATATGGAGCATCAGCTGCATAGATAACCAAGCTTGTAGCAACTGCATCGTATGTTGTCCATCCAGCTGCATAATCTGCACGTGCTGGGGCTGCGCCGTCAACACCTGAAGTTAGGCTAACGTTTGAGCTAGTAACTCCTGGGAACTTAGCAGAGTTGATTGTTCCAACACTTACTAGGTTAGATTGAGCAGCAATAACTGCGCCAATGTAGTTAGAGTCTGTTGAGGACATGCTCAAATCTGAGTAGGATTCAACCAAAGTAGATGATGTGATTCCGTTTACGATTGAAGATGCGTAGATGTTTAGACCAAAGCGGTTAGAAACACCTGCTGAAGTTACCTGTACTGCATAGTTATTTCCCCATGAACCTGGGTTAAGAGCAGTCAAAGTAAAGACGTTTGATGGTGTCAAAGTTACTGTAGCTGTAGCTGAAGCACCTGTTACTGCTGTGCCTGTAGCTGCATTTGTTACAGTGAACTGTGAGCTTGTAGCTGATGCGATTGTTACACCGCTCAAGTTAAAAGCTGAGGTAGAGAGGCCAGTAATTGTTACTGTCTGACCTGCTGAGAATGTATTGTTAGCTGTATATGTGACAGTACCTGTTGCGGCGCTAGCTGCTGTTACTGTAGCTGTAAGTGTTCCTGACAAGCCATCAGTAATAGCTGTTGACGCTGAGGTTGATCCTGATCCTACTACACGCTTTACATACAAACCACGACCGCCATTAGAAAAATAGTTATAGGCAGCCCAAGTGGTTGGGTAAGAGTCTGATAGTCCACCGAATGTGTTCTTGAAGTCGTTCCAGGTACTTACGTATGCTGGAGCGGCTGTTGGACCTTGAGCAAGAGCACCAACAAATGCAGCAACTGCTGTTGAAGTATTTGCAGGTGTAATCGCCTGAGGTAGAGCCACTTCTTGGATATAGACTCCGGGGCGGGCAAATGTTGCCATTCCGGTTACTCCTTAGGGTTAGGTTGTTATCTTAAATATACGATTTATAGCGGGGCGGTAAAGGATACCGTTTGGTTTGTGAACGTGATTGTAGGATTTTGTGTTACTTCGTACAACTGAACAAGTACATCTTCAAAGATTTCTGCACTTATCCGGATGTTATAGACGTTACTGAATAGACGCTTTTCGCCCTCAGTAGTATCTCTTTTTGAGAATCCCAACATATCCAAACGGCGTCTTGTTCCGTCTTGAGGTATGTTGAGATACCCAAATCTAAATGGTAGTCTACCAGAAGAAAGCAGCTGTGCGATGATCTGGCGATCATGGCGAGGCTGACGAGACCACGTAGTTACTTGATAAAGAAGCTGAACAGGGATAGGGTAGTTAACCACGGTATTAGAGCTGGTAACACCTTCTGGGGTATACATAGTATCTGTTGGGATAACTACAGCGCCACGGTGTGCACGGTCAACCTCTTCAGAGATTCCTACAAGATCAATAGTGATGTAGGGATAAGACTGCTGACGGATTTCCTTATCAGGCTGTCCATAGAATACACCTACAGGGCGAGCAGAGTTTCCACCATCCGATACTGTCATGCCAGAGAGCAGGGTCTTTAGGGCAGCTTCTTCATTAAGAATGAAAGGCATTACATTCCCCCGATCATAAATGTGCGAAGGGCAGGAGAAGCAGGGGTTTCTTGGGTGCCATACTCAAGAGTCATGATCTGATCTTCAAGATGCTCAGGGTATGTGATGTGGTGGTTATCACCATCATGTCCCATAGAAAGTTTAGAGACAATGTGCTCAGGCCAGCCATAAGTTGCGGCATGTTCACGAAGCTTAGAGGTGTAGCCAACTGTGGCTGCCTTCTCCGCACGCTTGATTGCTAGGTTAAATACTGATGAGATACTAGCCATTCTTCTTGAGAACTTTCGCTAGCAGAAGACCTGTGATCGCACCGAAGACAATTTTCTTATCGGCGGATTTAGCATTAAGGTTTGCTGCTCCACGAATGAACTCAATACGATCGGCATCAGTCTCCTGATTTGCCAATCGTTGGGCAAGGTTTATCATAGTATCCTCCATAGGAAGGCGCAGGGGGTAAAGCAGCAGGGTTCCAGATTTCTCTGGCGTCAGGGTAATCATAAATGAAAACCCCCTCGAAAGGGGGTCTAAGTCATTACTTCTTTTTAGCTGCCTTCTTCTTGGCTGTCTTTTTCTTAACATCCTTGGCTAGCTTGGCATCATTCTTTTCATCCTGAGCCTCAAACTTTTTCTTTTGAGCTGGGGTCATACCCTTCTCAAACTTACTGTCTTTATGAGCCATTTACTTGCCCTTCTTTGTTGTTGGTTTGCTAGCCTTTTTCTTGCAGGCGCCTTTGCAGTTTGGCTTAGAGCAGCCACATCCACATGCTTTGCACATATTACTTTCCCTTCTTATGAGTCTTATGCCATTGTTGGCCAGCAGCTATTCCGTCTGCCACGGTCTTAATCTTAGCATCTTTTTTGGTCAGGTCCATTGTCGGACCTCCTCCATTGGGGTGACTCACGATAACATCGCCCTTTTTGTTCTTAACAAACTTGTGGACTTTACCGTCAATCTTTACCTTAGCCATTAGCCCTTAACTTTCTTAAGTTTAGGGTTAGCCTTCTTAGCGCCTTTAGATGCCCCACGAGAAGATGCGGCTAGGATACGGTCAGCTGCCTCCTGAGAGACGCCTTCCTTCTTAGCAATCTTAGATGAGGCTTTGTCAAAGCCTGGGTGTTTCTTACTTGCCTTTTTTGCTGCCATGTTGTGTTACCTTTTCTGGTAGTTTCTTATCTTTTGGTGTCTCTTCTTCCCACCTTTTAGCTATATCGGGATGGGTAGCGTACAAGAATTCCCGTTGACGCTGAGATTCAAAAGGCATTATTACTTCTTAACTACAATAGTAGAGGCTTTCTTTGAAGAAGACGCTGAACTAGAGATGGTAATGTTCTGACCGTTCTTACGAATGCGGATGGTCATGCTGAAGTGACCTTGAGGATTGCAATGTTGGTGCTACCTGTAGAGATTGCGTAAACGTTCTCTTCATTGGTAAGCCCGTCAATTGTTGCCGAGGCACCAGGTGCCAAAGAGATCCCATAAGAAGAAGAGGTTACGGTTGATCCGCCGACATAGACGGTAGCAGAGCCATCAATGTTTTGGATAGAAAGCGTAGTAAATGTGTAGGTAGGGTATGTCTCGCCTGTAACAGAGTTTGTGATACTTGCGTCTGTATTTAGCGCAACAGCTGTTGAGCTGTTAAGAGCAACGATTGCGTGAGATAGTGCCATTATGTTTCCTTAGTAGGTCGTAGGGTCAAACGCAGAGTAGTTTGCGTAGTGCTGGAACTGTGAGTCATTCACCATTTCTTCTGCGTTTACCTGGTTGCAGGTAACCTGAAGCAATGTGTACTTGTCCCCAATAATACCTTGAGGGGAGACTCGGATAGGGGTAAAAACTTCATCCCGAAATACGATGCGGTCACGCATGTACTCAATAGGGTTCTTTTCTACAAGGGAAAGCTCTGGAACATTGTTGGCATTAGCCCCATAGAAATTGAGGTTGTCCTCCACAATGTCCACATTAAGGGTGATTGTGAGCTGGTTGGTGTTGTAGAAACCACGGTCAGATTGGGTAGTAACACCACGTTCTACGTGGGCATTGACCACAGGAATAATAAGGGGAGTCTTCCACATACGACCTGTGCCAGTGCTGGCGCCTGTATCGTAGATAGGGTCTACGACAGTATTGACTTGGTCAAAGAGCCACCAAGCCACAGTTGTACCCACAGTGTTAACAAGCTCAGTCGTAGTTCCAGATACAAAAGAGGAACGTTCGAACTGTATGTCAAACCGGCCTTGTCTATTTTCTCCACGCATGGGGCAAGTGTATCCTAACTAGGTCTTATTGTTCTTCTGTAAAGCTTACCTTTGAGGTGTCAATCTGCCCCCACTTACCCAAAGGACATTCAGCATTAGGTAGCTTTGTCTTAGCAGCCATAAAGCACCCGCACTTTTTACACTGTTGGGTTATCTTAATAAGCTCTGGACAAGCCTTGCAAATCTTCATACGCTCTTCATACTGAAGGCCTGCAACCTTCTCAAGGTTCTTATTGAATAGATCCCAAGGCCTAGCTGGGCGATCAAATGGATCTGTCATTTAGACTCCTCAGGAGCGATAAACTTTTCATCAACATATGTCCAACCAATAGTTGGGCGGGTAGGGTATTCGCTCTCATTAATGAGAACCATCTTAGGCTGTTCTAATAGGATGTCTTTTAGAATGCCGCCGACATTTACTACTTCTTTTACCTCATTACCTATGATCATAGCAATGTAGGAATGGTTATGCTCATGGTCATGCTCGTGATCATGGTTATGGCCGTTAACGCCAGGCTTATCTTTATTGCCAAAGGTAACTAGCTTATGACCAATAAACTCTAGTAGACCAGGTGTCTTAGGAGAGTTAAGCTTTTCTTTCTTCTTTTTCTTACTCATAGATCTTCCTCACCCAATACTTCTTTTTATATCCGTGGTCATTTGCTCTGACTTTTGCGCCCATGTATAAGCCAAGCTTAGTAAGACTGTAGGCAAAGTTGTGGGTCCATGATGCCCGCTTAATAGGAATTACTTGGGCGAAAGGAGTGCCCGCAGGGATAACGCCCTCAAATCCTTCTCTAAGAAAGAAAGGGATGTTCCCGTTAGAAAAGTACTTATCACTCTCTACAAATGCGGAGAGCGTAGTGAATGGGAGATCATGCCTGTTATATGGGTGGGTGACTATTGAGCTCCATCCACGAGGGGTTTTCCAACCCCACTTAGAAGACCAGACTAATCCATTTGGTGAATGCCCTGCAGGCCTAGGAATAGTTTCACCTAGAGCCTTAGGGCGTTCCCCGATTAAATCTTTATAGTGCTCGTTCTCTGTAGCCCAGGTTACGTGCTGCTTATCTCCCTCTAAAGTTACCGTAATATCTACCGGTGTAACTAGCATGTAGCCTGAAATCATTACATCTAAGAATGGGATGCATGCTTTCATTGCAGCGTGTTGAACGCCGTTAGCATCTTTAAAGTATGCCTCACCCTTTTTGTACCATTCAGGTACAGCAGTCTTTGCAGGCTGTGGGTGCCCTAGGGCATACTCCTCAGGAGAATCAGGAACAAATTGTATGGTCTTCATTTAGTAGTCCTAGTTAGTAGTCGGAAAGGTAAAGCTTATTTAGTTGGAAGACTCCATGTGCCGGCATTTTGGTTATAGACCATGCCTGCAGATACTGTTCCGTCGCATTGGATAAACTTAGGATTAGACAAGAACATTGCGGCAGTCTGGCCATCAATATTCATGACTTGCTGTGCTACATCGTCAATGACAATAGCAATGAAATAAGGCTGTACAGGGTTTACGCCAGAGATAGGTTGTAGAGGCGGTACTGAAGGTAGTGAGCTCATGAGGTTCCTTAGGGCTAGTTGTTCTGGGACTGGTAGTTATCTAGAGTACTACCTTGGTTGTACTGAGAAGGTGAAAGAAGTATACCAAACTGTGTGGCAGTCTGGGTACTGGAGGCTGTATAGGTAATTGGGCTTCCTATAGGGGTTGTAAGGGAGTCAGAGTACGGGGTGACCGTAATTGTATTCCCGCCCGATGTAACGACCTTTAAGCTGGCAGCAACGGCTGATATGGCGGTACGTAGTACCGTTGTTACGGCATTTGCTACAGACTGATAAACATAGACAAAGGCTGGGTAGCTGACGCTACCTCCCTGGCATGTTGAACAGCCACAGGTATGGGTATATGAGGAAGTACACTGCGTGTAATAGTAATAGTACGCACAGGAATAAGAGCATGGGGTGTAGGTAGAGCATACCCCATAATGGTTGTAGCAATATGCGACGTAGTATAGGTAAGAACCTCCGCCGTATGTAGCGTAATAGTTACATATGGTACCTGTAATACATACGTAATATGAGGTTCCTCCACCCGTACATCCACAGCCAGCACCTACAGGTCCAACTGTCTGAGATGAAGCACAGGCGCTACATGTTTGACATCCACAGGTGTAGTAGTAGACCGTGTTAACTACCTCTTGGCCAGCTGCTACGCCAAACCAGTTACCGCTATCGGTAATCCACTGAGCAGCTCCAGTGCCGTTAGTTGTGGCACCAACAGTCTGGATATTGCTAGCGCTACCAGTATCAATAGCGGCAATAGAGTAGTTAGAGGCAGAGTCATTGGATTGAGCCTGGGATCCATTGGCAAACCAAGTACCTCGGGTAGCACTCCAAGCTTGCCCGCTATCGGCTGTGCCTAGATTGCCTGAGGTTGTACGGTTAAAGGAGTCAATGACAGAGGCCTTAAACCATTGCTTCCATTGACCGCCAACTTTAATAAAGGCTGAAGTAGCCCCATGCCATGCTCCGCTTACCTTTACAAGGATACCAATGCTTGTACCCTGTCCGCCATTTACATTAACTTTACCTGGCATTACTGATACACAATCCAGATGTCTCCATCGTTGCCCTGGCCTGTTGTTGGTGCTGTTGTAGAGACCCATGTATTGCGGACAACGCCTAGAGAAGTTGAGGCGGCTGTTACTGAAGCATTTGCTGTTGCAAGATAAACTGTTGGGGTCTGCCATGAAAGGGCAGAACCATTGCTGCTAAGAACTGTACCAGCTCCACCAATACCCAAGCGACCTACAGCTGAGGCGCCCGTTCCCACCACAAGATCACCAGCAGCACTAACTGTGCTTAGTGGAATCTTTGTAGTATCTGTTGGGGTACCCCAAGCAACTGAGGTGCCGTTCATAATAAGAGACTGACCGGCAGCCCCTTTAGCAAGGTTAGTTACGGTGGCATTACCTGAACCAATAAGAAGATCTCCCGCAGCTGTTACAGTTGAAAGAGGGATCTTGGTATTGGCGTTATTATTGGCGGCAGTCGTAGCAGCCGTAAGGGTATTGTAGTCAGTGCTATTAACATAGAGAACGTTACTAGAACCCACAGCTGGAATACCAGAGGAGTTAACATTGAATCCCAATACAGAGCCAGAGGTGTAGGTCTCAATAAGGTTAGCTGTTCCTGAGCCTACCTTTAATACAAGGCCTTTTGTAGAGCTAGTGGTAATAGTGCTTCCACCGGTAATGCTGACATATGGACTATTAGCCACACCATTTACCAAGCCATACTCAATGTTATTGAGGCGATCGCCCAAGGTAGACCAACCGGTAGTCTTAGCAAAAGTTCCTGAGTAGGTAGAAATCAGGGGGCTTTGATTGGTCAGGGCAGAACCAAGGGTTGTCTCAATAGCAGTAATCTCAACCTGTAGTGAGTTTACGTTATCAGCCAAAACGGTGCTGACAAGGTCAACCTCTGGTTGGTAGGTTTTAACCTGATTTGGATATGAAGCTGTTGCCATGGGACTCCTTCGTTATGGCCCTAACTATAGCCTAAGCTGTGGGGGTTTGTGGGGCTGAGTTGGCTGCAAGTAAGGCTTCGTAATCAGCCTTGAGCATGGAGGTATATTCCCCGTTGCCTCGGTCAATAATCGCGTAAGTTATTGCTACATTAGTCAAAGGGTCGGTTATATCTTGAAAGGTTACATTGTCCATATTACAACTCCGCACTAAATGCTAGGTATCCGCCAGCAACATTGTTATTTAGCAATGTATAAGGGCGATACTGGGTCAAACCGCTGGCAACTGGTGCGTATAATCTTGCACCGTCTATACCGCTTCCACCGCCAGGAATGGTCGGAGCAGCGTTGAGTGCAGTAAGCGTTACACCATCCCATAAAGCAAGATATGAAACTGTTGTTGGTGATTCAACCGCTGTTGGGCCTACACGCATTGGAACTGGGAAGAATATAGTTACTTCTGCCTGAGTTGTTGAATAAGCACTTCCTTGAGCCAAAGGTGGGTATAGGCCATTCAAAGAAGTTCCATTGCGCTTGTAGTAGTACCTCTGACAGGCATTTAACTCCCCCTGAAGTGTTCCGCCAGCGCGGGAGAAGGCAGTTGCTACTGAGCCTAATTCCAACTGAACCTGAGCAACCGTCAATGTTGCACTAGCCGACATTGCAGCCGTTGTTGTGAAATAAACACGAACTGTTTTGGCATTTGAAGGAATAGTTGTTGTCGCGGTTTTTTTCACAAGCGAGGATGTTGTTGATACTGTTTGTGTAAGCCCACTATAAGTTCCAGCATTCCAAGCAGCATCAACTGTTGTTGAATATTCAATGTGAATATCTACGCTTTGAGCAGCCGATGTAGCCAAATATGCGGAAACTGTAACTGTTTGACCAGCCAAGTAAATTGAGTTGAGCGTTTCAATTGCTTGTAAGATGATTGGGTTTCCGCTTGTTGCGCAAGTATAAGTTATTGAGTTTTGCGCGTTGCTAGGAACAAGGGAAGTATTTTGAGAAAATGTGCCGCCGCCAGAAAATGTGGCTACAACCCATCGGTCAGCCAAATAAACTCCAAGGCTTGAGGTAGAAGTTCCTCGTTGCCAAATGTCAAAGTTTCCGTTGATGAGCCAGTTCTTGCCACCAGCCAAAGAAGGCCCTGCCCAAGCAACGCCTGTGCTGGCAGAAGAGTTTGCAACGAGTGTTGTGCCGTCAGCGCCTACGTTTAAAGTGCCTACGGTGCTAGCACCAGTGCCTAGAGCTAGATCGCCTTTGGCGGTATAGGTAGTTACTGTTGCAGCGTTAGCTACATCGGCTACTGAGTGGGTATGTGGGCCTACGCCAACAGGTACCCATTGGTTATTGACCCCATCCCAAACGTAAGCGGGACGACTGGTATTACTAAAATTTGCCATTATTCACCTGCCTGTGGTGTAGAAGAGTTGGCTGCAAGTGTGGCTAGATAAGCTTGATACATAGAATTAGAAGGGTCGGTGGGAATTTGCCAACCATCTGAGCGAATGATTAACGATGTTGATGGCTGACCTGTCATTGGGTCAGTTGGGATTGTGTATGTGTATTCGTTCATTATAACTCCGCACTAAACTCTAAGTATGCTGATGTTGAGTTTTCGGTTCGCAGATAGCAACCATAAGCAACTGTTGCTCCCGATACTCCCGCAATTAAACCTGCTGAATCAGCAGTTGTTCCATCACCTTGTAAAATTGGAGCAGAAGTACCGATTGCAGAATCTCCTTGGCGAACTGTAAATGAACCAGAAGCGTTGTAAGCAGGTACGCCTCTCATCGTTGTTCTCAAGGGAAACACAAATTGACTTTGAGTTGTATTCAAATTTTGCCCAATAGCAATACGCCAGTATGCAGCCGCACTTCCAGCGGTAAAGCGTTGATAGTACCTCTGGCAGAGGCTTAACTCTCCTTGGAGTGTGCCTGATGCTGTGGTGAAAGGTGTGGCTACCGAACCTGCTTCTAACTGCACGCCCCAAAAATCTACATTTACGCCAGTTGTAGGCGTGTACAAGAGTAAACCTATTGAACTTCCTGCGCCAATAGTTTTTCCAACTACAGATGGCAAAGTTGTTGTATAAGTAATTCTTTGCCAAGAAGTTGTCAGGTTGTAATTTATATTTGTTGCCAAGACATTTGCGGACCCGCCTGAACCAAAGTATTGGTAAATCTGTGCTTGCGCTCCTGAAACTGCACTTGCGGCTTTAGCCCAAAATGAATAAGTAACCGTTTGCCCCGAAAATGTGCGCACATCCTCAACTGGTTGTTCAAAATATGTAGCAGATGTTGTGGCATTTACTCTTGCAAAATATGGAGCGGAGTATCCTGTGATTGGTGCTTGAGCGGCAGAGGGGGATGATGAGTAATCAAAGGCAATTTGTGTAACAGTCGTTGATGCTGAACCATAGTTATACACACGCCAGCGGTCTAATGTGTAATTCAAGCCCGTTCCACTTGGATTGACTGTTCCCCCACGTTGCGCCAAAGCAAAATCGCCATTGATGATCTTATTCTTGCCAGCAGCATACTGAGCGGGGTTCTCAAAAGCATAACCGTTACTTTGGTTGGTATCAACAGTAAGTACTTGACCATTAGTACCTGAAGTACCTAAGATATTTGAGTTGTCTCTAGCTCTAGTCATTTATGCACCTGCCTGTGGTGTAGAAGAGTTGGATACGAGTGTGTCTTTATTGAGGTATGCCTGATAATCGGCATTTGATGGGTCGGTTGGTATCCAAGCACCATCTGAGCGAACAATAACTTCCGTAGAAGGCTGACCAGTAAAAGGGTCAGTTGGGATTGTGTATGTGTAAGTTTCCATTACAACTCCGCACTTGCAACAAAGGATGCTTGAATGTTATATCCTGGGGTAGACCAGTTGCCAGAAGCATTGTAAAAATTATAACTTCCCGTACTAATGATAGAAGCACCAAAGGTTCCATTGCTTCCTGACGATGCAGTAAATGAACCGTTAGTAAATGTTGGCGCAGTTCGCATTGTTACAGGAAAATAAAACGCTCCGCCAGTAATACCAGCAGTGATTGTGTTTCCTGCCATCTGGTTTGTTGCTACATAGCAATACCTCTGACAAGCGGCTAACTCTCCTTGGAGTGTGCCACCTGCTCGGCTGAATGGGGTGGCTACTGAGCCAGCCTCAAGTTGCAATCCCCAAAGTTGAATTGTTACCGCAGCCGATGTTCCGCAGTATCCATAAATTTGAACTTTGCTGCTAGGGCCGAGTGTCTTACCTGAAATAGATGGCATCGCTCCTGTGTAGGTAAAACGCTGCCAAGTGGTAGTCAAGTTAAATGCTGGTTGTGGGCCAGCAACTTGAGTTGAGCCACCTGTTCCAAAGTTTTGATTGAAACCAAAGCCGTAACCAATAGTTCCAGAAGTTACTCTTCCCCAGAATGAGAAAGTAAAAGTTTGTCCAGCGAGTGTACGCACATCTTCTATGGAGTGTGCCATATCGGTATATGAACCGCCTGAGCTTTTGGCAATCTGCAAATAGTAAGCAGGTTCATATCCAGAAATCGGATTGCCAGGAGTAAATGCTTGCTGGCTTATCGTCATTGTTGAATCAGTACCGTTGAAGAATCTATCTGCTACCGCACCATAAGTTCCTGTGTAGGTAGTTCCACGCTGCCAAATATCCATACCACCGTTGATGACAAAGTTCTTTCCAGCCGCTACTGAAGGCCCTGCCCAAGATAAACCTGTGCTGGCAGAAGAGTTTGCCACGAGTGTTGAACCGTCAGCTCCGACATTGAGTGCTGTTTCACTTCCGGATCCGGTTCCAACCAGGATGTCGCCCTTGGCTGTGAACTGAGAAAGCGGGATATATCTAGCATCAGATTGGGATTGGGTATATGTATTAGTAACGCCCATAGTGATGGTGTTAAATACTTCTACGGTATCTCCAGTTACTGTGGCTTGAGTTAATGTGATTGAGGTACCGTTAGTGGCGGTGTAGTCAACACCCTTAACAATCAAGATACCATTGACATAGACTTCTTCATAACCCGCTGTATAGGCAAGAGTAGTTGTGCCATCATCTGCTAGGCCTGAGAGAACGGTAGTTCCTCCTGTAGGAGTTTTCTTCCAGCGTACTAGCTGTAGACCTTGAGTGTTTCCCGCCGTATTAACCCAGACCATACCAGGGGTATAGGTTGTTGGTTCTGTAGTCTGAGCAATGTTATTGCTAGACATCTGAACAGCTGGATAAGAGACCACTGTGAGGATATCTGAAACGGCAAGTGGGTTAGCTAAAACAATGGTAGAGCCGGTAGTGGCTGTATAGTCAGATCCACGTACTAGTAGAACACCATTGAGGTAGACATTCTCCCCGCCTAGTGGATAGGTAAGGGTAGTTCCATTATCGGAAGCTCCAGAGAGGGTAGTCTCCCCACCTGTCCCTGTGTGGGTCCAGTAGAGTTCATAGGCTCCGCCCAATACTAAGTTCCAAGTAGTACCGTCATAGGTCCATTGCCTACCGCCCTGGTAGATGGACGTGCCAGCTACTGGGGACGAGGGGAACGAAATGGCCACGGTTTACTCCTTCGGGAACTGCCTAATAATATCAGAAAGTAGGTGTATTACAGGTCTTAAGCTTGTGGCTGTGGGGCTGAGTTGGCTGCAAGTGTGGCTAGATAGGCTTGGTAGTCTGAGTTGGCAGGGTCGGAAGGAATGAACCAGCCATCTGAGCGCTGGATTACTGTGGTTGAAGGCTGACCTGTCATTGGGTTAGTTGGGATTGTGTAGGTATATTCGTTCATTATAACTCCGCACTAGCCGTTACATTGCTTCCAAAGTAAGCGCCATTAGTGCTGCTATTAGCAGTTCGCGCTTCATAAAATCCAGTTGGTGTTAAATCTGAAGCAGTACCAGAGGATGCAGGAAAACCATTGTTATTAGTGCTTGTAAAAGTAACTGCTGGAGTGCCTCTCATTGTTACTGGCAATCTGCACCAAGCATAATAAGTTACACCTGAAGTAACATTTCCCGAGAAAAAGATATTGTCATAAGCAGAATATCCATTTGCTCCGCTGAACCAGTAATACCGCTGGCACAAGGCTAACTCTCCTTGGAGTGTGCCACCTGCTCGGCTGAATGGGGTGGCTACCTTGCCCTGCTCTAGTTGTATTCCCGTAATTCGGACTGTAACGCCTGAGCCTTGAGCAGTGTCAGGAATAAAACCTACGCGCAATCCAACTGCATCTGATGGAACTGTAAATGTTCCTGTAAATCTTGTCCATCCAGAAGCGTTTGAGGCATTGCCAAAAGCGTTAATTGCCACATTGGTTGTTTGTGAGCCTAAAGCATCTGTGCTGTTTGAGTAATCAATGTAAGAATAAAGAATGCCAGCATATCCACCTGTTAATTTTACATAAGCAGATATAGTAAATGTTTGCCCACGCATAGGCTTTACAACTGCTTGCTCTAATGCTTGATAATACTGAGCAAACGCAGAAGCGCCACTTGTCACATATTTCAGCGCATACTGCACACCAATCGCAGATGGCAAATCAGAAGTTTCTTGAGAAATTGTTGTTGTTCCAATAAGATTTGCATACCATCTATCAGCCGTTGAATATGTCGCTTGAACAGTTGATGTTGTTGTGGCTCTCTGCCAAATGTCAAACCCACCGTTAGCCACATAATTTTTGCCAGCCACAAACGGAGCTACTGCCCCACCTGTGTTCTGCTCAACCGTTGAGGTTAATTGCGCTCTGCTCATTATTCACCTGCCTGTGGGATAGAAGATTGGAGTGTGCTTGCAGCTTGCATAGCATCGTAAATGCTTTTTGGCATTGAAGTAAATGTGCCGTCAGCCCGATTGATAAATGCGTATGAAACGGTTGTTCCGTCTGGTTGAGGAATATCTTGATAAGTAATTGTGTCCACTATAACTCCGCACTAAATCCTAGGTAAGCGCCAGAACTTGTATTTGTTATGTTGCCAATCTGACCTTGGCTCCAAGCGGAATCTGAACCGCCCTTTCCATATGTAACTCCTACGGCATTTGAATTGCCATAATATGAAGCACTCCAAGTTCCAGACGAATAAGAATTTACACCATAAGTTTGAACTTGCAAGCCTGAACTACCGCCATCAAGAACTAATGCAGTAGTCCTCATTGGTACTGGCGTTGGGATAGTAAAGAACCAGTTTGTTGTGCTAACTGCGGGGGCAAATGCAAGAATAGAACCAGAAGAACCAGCAGCCGTATAACGGGTGTAATACCTCTGGCAAGCGGCTAACTCCCCCTGAAGTGTGCCACCAGCGCGGGAGAAGGTTGTAGCGGCTGCGCCTAGTTCAAGTTGCGCCCTTGACCAAGTGATGTAATCGCCATTGTTCATACCGTTTGCATAAAGAGCAATACGCAAAGTTTTGGCAGTTGATGGGATTGAAAAAGTATAAACAATTTGCTGGAAAGAACCTGATGTAGTTACGGATTTGATTGCCGTTCCTGTCAAGGTTGTATAAGTTCCAAGAAAAATATCGTCAGTATTGGTTGAATAGTCAATACCAATCGTAGGGGATTTGCCTGAAGTACCAGCAACCCAAGCAGACAAAGTAACAGTCTGACCCGCAAGCGGTAATGTGTTGAAAGTTTCAACCACTTGATACATTGTATTTCCAACTGAGTTGGCAGAAGCAGTTACGCGCAAGCCGTACTTCTGACCAGCCTGAACCAATGATGTATCTTGAGTGACTGTTCCAGCCGCATTGAAGTAGTTAGTCCAACGGTCTGCGGTGTATTGAGGTACACCTGCTGAGATGCTGAAAGAAGTTCCTCTTTGCCAAATATCCATTACGCCATTGATGAGAGTGTTTTTGCCAGCAGCCTGATTGCCAGTCCAAGACACCCCACCACCAGCAGAAGAGTTTGCAACGAGTGTTGTGCCGTCAGCGCCTACGCCGAGGTTGGTAACGGATCCAGATCCGGTCGCAACGATTGTGTCGCCCTTAGCTGTAACAGTTGAGAGAGGAATTGCATTAGCAATAGCAAAAGTGTTTTGGGAATTGATAGTGACCAAATCACCAACTACCAGCGCATTGCTGAGTGTTACTGAGGTTCCATTAGCGGCGGTGTAGTCTACACCACGTTCTAATAGAACCCCATTAACGAATAACTGCTCCCCACCTACAGCGTAGGAGAGGGTGACTGAAAAGCCATCCACGCCTGAAAGCGTGGTCTCTCCACCCACGGCGGTATAGCGCCATGTACGAGGGCTATTCTGCGTGGAAGCTGTAGTGTAGGAACGAGTCATTTAATTATCCCTTGAGGGCTGCGATTTCTTCTGGGGTAAGGCCAAGCTTTGCAAGCTTGTCTGCTGCTGAAGCGGCTGCTGCTGCCTTAGCCGCATCTGCCTCTGCCTGAGCTGCTTGCTGAGCTGCAAATGCTTCAGATTGAGCCTTCTGAGCTGCAATCTCATCTGCTGTCATATCACGTGTAGTAGAGATGCTGGTTGAGCAATCTACTTCCACGACTTGTGGAACTGTGGCTGTATCTGCCATTTTGTATCTCCTTCGTACGTTGGATTAAATTATACCACGTCTGGTATAAAGCTGTTAGATTCCGTAGAGAGTGAATACAGAATATTGAGCAATATTTTGCCCCGATGTTGCCGTATCAAAACTAAGGGTTGTAATGGCAGCGGTACTAGACCAAAGTTCAGCAGAAAAAGATGGATATGCGGTGCTTGAATTGGCTTCTGCCACTACATCTATTAAAACTTGTTTGTAAGTTGAGATTGTATAATTAGGAATGTAAATACTGCAAGCGGTGAAAATATTTGCAGTATTAGTTCCATTTATTGTTGCTATGGCGCGATTGGTGCTTCGGTTTGAGCTTGTGCTTGAACCTGTTCCATTCCCAAAAGTATTAGAAATATTGGCTTGACTGCCATTAAAATACATACCTAAAGAATCATAAGTGCTATATGTGCTGGCAGCAGATATATCTATTTTTAAATCTGTGTATGTTTGAGGGATTGAAGAAAAAGTTATTGTTCCCAATCCACCTGAACCAACAACGACAGATGCAATTTTAGTTAGTGTATTAGCCATTTTATGCCGCCGTTATTCCGTAGAGGGTTGCTGTTGTTCCTGCAACATAAACTGTTCCATAAGATTGACCGAAAGATATTGCGTTAATGGCGGCGGTATTTCTCCATGTAGAAACTGCCATATCTACAAATCCGCCGCTACTATAATCTGCTCCGCCCCTGCCAAGCATAGTTTTATATCCGATTGTGTTAGCGTAATTTAATACAGTGAAAACTACGCTACCGAAAATATTTGCTCCGTCTGACCCTCCGGAAGTTGAACCAGCCCAACCAAAGTTTGCATTGTTTGTGCGAGATGAACCTACGCCCGAACCATTGCCAAAAATGTATGTATAAGAATAACTGCTAGTGCCATCATTGTTGAATTGCGGAATGATTTGGCTATATGGAGTGCTGTAAGAATTGCGTCCATAAACAACACACACTAAATCAGTATATGTTTGAGGAATTGAAGAAAATGTAATAGTTGATGTGCTTGACCCGCTAACGGTATATGTCGCAATAGGTGTATATGTTGATTGAGCAGCCATGATTTTCTCCTATGCAATTCCGTAAAGGGCAATTACCGAACCGGCAGCGAATCCTGTTTGAGATGTGCCGCCGAATTGACTAATCGTAGCAATAGGATCATTTGTTAGCATTACAGTAGAAGATAAACCTACTGCGCCAATGCTGTTGGAATCGTAACCACCGAACATTCTGACAGTTTTATTTTTATTTGGATTTGAATAATCTAAGATATCGATAACATAAGCACCGAATACATTTGATGAGAGATAAGCATTTGCAAATCCTATAGATAAATCTCCGTAGTTAATGCCGGTGTAAGATTGAGAATAACCTGTGCCATTGCCAAAAAGTGAATGCCCTGCAAATTGATATGCGGTGCTGCCGTTGAATCTAAAGAATGGATTTTCATTTACGCCACCGCTGCCGGTGTATGTACCTCGCACATAAACTCGTAATTGCAAATGAGTGTAGTTTTGGGGAATATTGGTAAATGAAATTGTGCCGCCCGATGGCGAAGTTACTGTTGCAATACTTGCATAAGAATTGGCACTTGTTACCGCGCTTGATGTAGCCGATGAAGCTGTGCCAAGAGAGTTGATTGCTTTAGCTGTGAAAGTAGTTGAGTTACCTAGAGTCAATGGAGCAACAATGGGACTGCCGCTTCCATAAGTCGTATTACTACTGTTATCTGTAACAGCGTAAGTTATTGCATTATCAGAGCTAGTAGGAGTGAAAGATACTGCCGCAAACCCTGCTTGATCTGTTACAGCTCCGATTGTAGGAGCTACCGGAGAAGTAGTTGAATATTGCGGGGCAACTCCATAAAGCGTAATAGTTGTATATTGCGCAAAAGTACCAAATGTTCCAATAGTTAATTGAGTGATAGGTGCAGTAGTGCGAATAAGCCCTGCCCCCAATGTTTGAACAGAAAATGCTGCATTTTGTTCCGCAACGATATCACTTACTATTTGCTTGAAATTACTAGATGTGTAGTTAGCAATTTTAATCGTAGCAATACTGAATGAATTTGCAGTTGAATTGGCTTCATTTATTTGACCAGCATAATAAAAATCACCACTACTGCTGTATGCTTGATCGGAATAAACACCTGAGCCGTTACCATATAAACGAATGCTTGCGTAAGAGTTGAAACCGCTTAAACCGCCTACTTGCATATACATTTGATTAGTAACTGTTGAGTCCAAACCTCTGCCAGACACAACTATTTTTAAATCAGTAAATCCTTGCGGAATATTATTAAAGACGACATTACCGCCACCGCTGCCGACAGTTTGTGTGAAAATGGGTTGCATAAATACAGACATTGTTATGCCCCTGTCGTATTAGAAACAGAGACCCCATAAAGGTCAATTCTAGAATATTGAACGAATGAACCGGCTGAAGGAGTAATAGTTAAACTAGTAATCGCTGCTGTACTTAACCATATTCCTGACCATAAGCCAAGCAAACCTGCACTTGTATTGAAATCTGCTCCGTTAATTGCTTGAACAGTTTTATATTTGTGAGTGTTTGTATAATCTAAAATATCACCAACGCTTATGCCATAAGTATTTGCGGTATCCGTATTTCCGCCAACCCAGCCAAGGTCAGTAGACCCTGTAAAACTTGATGAAAATGGGCTTCCCGAATTAGTGCCATTACCGCCTATGTAATGTGTATAGTAATTTCCTACCGTGAAATCACTATTGAAATTGAGTGGCATATTTGTTCCGGAAGAACCTGATGATCTTCCAAAAGCGCGAATATGTAAATGGGTGAATGTTTGAGGAATTGAAGAAAATGTAATGGAAGCTGCTCCACCTGAACCGACAGTAGAACTAGCAATAGGGTACATACTCATTGACCTACGCTCCTAACGCCATATAGAGCCGCACTTGAACCTGCTACAAAATTGCCATAAGTGGCTACTTGCAAAGTAGTAATTGCAGATGTTTGCGCCCAAAGACCAATAGTTAAAGCAGATACCCCTGAACCATTGACATTTCCGGCGCTTTGGATTAAGCAACTTTTATTTGTCGTAGTGCTGGCATAATTTAATAAATGTGCTTCGCTCATGCCATATAAATTGCTAGGCGCGCCCGAACTTGGAAATACTGCAACTGTTGATTGGAAGCCGTATGTAGGGCTTGATGTTGTGAATCTATTTGATGCGTAAGAAGAACCATTGCCATACAAACCTGTTGCGCTAAAATTAGCAGTTCCTGACGCCTGTTGCGTGTATAAAGATAATCCTGAAGGCAGCACTCCACCGATATCTGATCTGCCATATACAACCAAATATAAATCTTGATAGATTTGCGGAATGTTATTGAAATAAATAACAGCCGTAGTGGTAGTTAAAGATTGATATCCAAGAGGAACATAAGCGCCATGAGCGCTAGCATTAAGAGAAGGAATAAGAGCAGGACTCATGCGGTGATATCTCCTACCAAGACCCACGTATCTGTGGCTCTCTTAATAAGAGTTGCTGCTGACCACTGGGCACGAAGCTTTAGCCCAGGGTTTGAATTTAATGTCACCCCGCTTGTTGCTGCTACAGTCACCTGACCAGTGTTTGTTTGAAGTAACTGGATTTGTGTACCGATTGGGAAAGCCACTGTAGCGTTTACTGGGATTGTGAGAGTAATAGGTGAGGTGTTGCTAAGCTCAATGTTCTTAGAAACATCTGTCAAAACCAAGGTATACGATGTTCCTGTTTGGGCGTTTGTCACCATAGTTGGAAATGCGATTTGGTTGACGTATGCGAGAGCTGTCCAGGTAGAAGTACCGTTGCCGATCTTCATATAACCAGTATCGGTCTCAACGCCTGGCTCACCAGCTGCAAGAATTGGGTTTGTGGAAGTCCAAAGAGCCGCTGTACCACGGCGTAGTTGAATCTGTGTTTGTACAGCCATTATGGCGTTCCTCCGTTAAACGTATTAGCCCAACTTGCGGTGGTTGGATCGCCACCGTTATATGCAGCAATACTATCATAAGTTCCGCCATCTACGGCTGTGATAATAGAGCTTGCTGCGCCACTGCCTCCGGCACCTACTTCTAACCAGTAGCTAGAGTAGTAGATAAACAGCTGACCGGTATTAGAGTCAAACCACAAAGCTCCCGTAGTTGGGGTTGGCGTGGTTGGGGCTGTTGCCGAAACTGTGATGCTTCCGCCACCGCCTGCAATGGTTGTCCATGCTGTGCCGTTATAGACCTTTACGGTATTGCTGGTGGTATTGAAATATAGGTCGCCTACTGTACCCGTAGCTGGGTCAGCTGCCTCATTTAAGAGGTTTATAGGGGTCAGGAATGGGCGTGACACCTAAGCCTCCTATGCGTGGACTACTACTCGGATTTGGTTCGTTGTAGGGGCGTTTGCAAAGGCTACTGTAATTGTGTTCGTAGTAGAGTGCGTAACGTCCGCAACATACTCAACAAAAGTTGAGTTATCGTACAATGTTACCATGACATCTTGTGTTCCGAGATTGTGGGTGACTGTGAAGGATGTGCTTGAACCGTTACCGATTGATGTAGCGTACTTACGTACTACCACAGTGCTGTCTACGGCCACTGTATTGGCTGTAGCGGCTCCGGATCCTGTAAGGGTAATACCAAGACCAGCGGTTACTGTTAGGCCGCTAGAAGAGGTTGCAAGGCCTGAATTGGTGGCAAGGAGGATCAAGGCACCAGAGGAGTTTGTTGTCAAACCACCTGTGCTTGTTGGGTTAAAGGTTAAGCCACTGCTTGAGGTAGCAAGACCTGAAGTAGATGGGAGAAGGATGTACCCGCCAGTAGATCCTGTAGCCAAACCGCCAGTTGATAGTGGGGCAAAGGTGAAGTTAGATCCGGTTAGGGATACGCCGTTAGAAGCTGTGTAAGTTCCAGCACCAGAGAACTGAGTAAAGTTAAGTCCGTCTGTACCAAACTTGATACCGTCATATGGAGTTGTTGAGGTACCAACTACTGTCTGTACCCAACCAGTCTTTCCATATACTGTTCCGTATGATACGTAGATAAAGTCACCAGCAACTACCTGAGCCTGAATATGGTTGTCATAGTCAGTAGCACGGGTGAGAACAGTTGCTACGCCTGAAGATCCGTTTGTTGTTACGGTATAGATACCGTTAGCAATAGAGGTTGATCCCGCATAAGCAGTAACACCGCCTGTTACAAGAACACGGTCACCAAGTTGAAGTGGATCTGGACCAGTATCAATTGTTAGCTGACCTGTTGCAGCATAAGTAATTGTTGCACCAACACCTGTACCACCATCAGCACCAGTTGTACCGGCTGCGTAGGTACCCGCAATAGTTCCTGCAATTAAGAATTCAACAGAACCGTGAACGTTAAGTGAGCTTGCAGCTGCATCAGCGTATGCCTTGTTAACTGCATCTCCAGCGTTAACTGGTGTTGCAAGATTTGTGATGCTGTATCCGCCCATAGAGAATGAAGCGGTTGGTGTACCAAAGGTATTAAGTGGGAAGTTAGCAGTAGTGAGGCCGTGGCTGTGACCTGAGTCAGAAGCTGTTCCTACTGAACCTGCAGTGCTAGATGTAGAAGATACTGCGTTAGCTGCTGTAGCAGAAAGTGATGGGGTTCCGTGTGTGTGGTCTGAGTGAGCCACTGTTGTAGCAGAACCTGTTGAAGCTGAGATGCCGTATGTAATAGCGGCTGTTACTGAACCAAACCCCGGACCAGCATGTGTGTGGTCTGCACGAGCGTAGTTAGTTGATGTTCCATCAGCAGATGTGCCCGCAATAGTAAGAGCGGTAGATTGACCAGAACCAAAAGCCTGAGTCTGTTGCCAAACAGTTCCGTTTGACTCATAGATCAAATAGTTATCGGTTGCGTAGTAGAACGTACCGGCAGAAACTGACGATGCTGTTGGACGAGCTGAGAGTGTACCAGCAGAGATTGCTCCTGCTTCAGCCCATGCGGTACCGTTGTAGATGTAAAGATTGTTAGTGCTGGTGTTGTAGTAAACCTGACCTGTTACAGGCGTTGACGGTGCTGTAGCTAGGTTTTGAATACGAGCATTCTGAAGTTCATTCTGATTCAGATTGATCGGGGTTAGAAAACTACGGGCCATTTATTCTTCTCCTTAAGAAAGGTAAGCGTTTCCACTAAAAGCCGAGGTGAACGTGACAGTCAGGTTGTTCGTATCGGTGTAGTGGATCTCACCTTCTACTATGGTACCTGCTGAGTCTACAACAGTTACGTTCGGATAAAAGTTTAAATTATGCTGAATTACCCAGGTATTGTTTGGAACCATCTGGGTATAGTTAAAGGCAATAGCTGGAATAGCTAGTGTCTGGCTAGTTAAAACAATAGGAGCCGGCTCATTGATTGTTACGGCTTCTTGGTTGCAATTCCCGCAGGTACAGGTTCCTGTGCCACTGCAAGAATAGGTTATATTAGTTGTGGCTGATGTGCCAGAAGGGGTCCAGACTGTAGGGCTCATACGACACCATATCCTGAAGAGTTAGTGACCGATGGGAAGGTGTGGACTTTACCGCCAAAGTATGTCTTTATTAGGCCGTTTTGGTCAGTCAACCTTAGGTCATAGTACGAAGTTCTTGGAAGTCTTTCCGTGACACTGCTTGGAAGAGTCATCTTTAATAGGCTTGGGTAAGACCCGCCCAAAGGAGTTACCTTTGTAATACTAAAGGTGCCTAGTACAACAGGACCAACTTGTGAGAAGTCGCTGTTCTGGTATAGGACAATCTCTGAAGCTGGGGTGTAATTGGTAAGATCAAAGGTAAAGCCGAATTCCATAGCAAAGTCGTCTCCAGAGTACATCTCCAGATCCTGTACCATAATTGGCTCTGGGGGTGTAACATCCCCGTATGTAGGCATTGGTAGCATGACACGCTGTGGTAGGGACCAATCGTCAACCTCTTGTGGCCTATAGATAGGGACATAACGATTTGTAAGGCGGCTGATACGGCGCAAGCTAGCAACCTCAATACGGTAAAGACCGACATTGAGCATAGCACAGAGTTCTTTGTACTGTTCTTTACGGGTTTGTACAATCTCCATCAACTGACGATAGCGTTCAGTTCTAGGGATATTTACTCCATCAGGAGAAAGAATGTCAATATCAAATGCCGCATCAGTTGCCAAGGTATATAGGGCCAAGGTTGACGCCAAAATAGTTAGTGGGTACTCTTCAATAGGCGGCAAGAAAGCAAGTTGAGTAATACTACTGCCCAAACTTGTGGTTTCTGTACCGGCATGTTGAGTAAAAGCTGTGTTGATAAAGTAAGCAATGTCAGAGTCTGTAAAGTAGCGATATGCCTGACCTGAGATATTAATGATGGCGCCATTAACTGGGGCCACTGCCAAGGTAAGAACTCCTGTGCCCTCTTCAATAATAGCTGTAGAAGATACGCTCTGAGTATTTATTGAGGCTACTGCCTGAGCTGAAGGGGCATTGGTGATTGCTGTACCTGTGGCACTGCTGGCCACTGTAAAACCTGTTGCTGTAACCCCGGTAATAAGAACATTTGTTAGGTTAAAGGCTGTGGTAGAAAGGCCTGTAATAGTTACTTGTTGTCCCACTACAAAGTTGTTGCTTGGAGTTACATATGTAATAACGCCTAAAGAGGCTGAAGCTCCTGTGACAACCGCTGTTGAGGCTGGAGTTGTTATGTTAACTGAAAGGGTAGAACCTTGAACTGGAGCCTGAGAAAGTTGAAAACGGGCCGTAGAGCCATCTCCGGTTAGTACGTCTACGAAGGATCGTGCAGTATCGCCAAGTTCTGAGCGTAAACTGCTGGAAAGCGCACTTAATGTTGCCACAAATCCTCCATCGGAATAGTAGGTAAATCATCCAACAAAACAAGCAATTAGTCTTGCTAAAAAAAGGGCTCTCATAGACAGGAGGGCGGTTGTCTATGAGAGCGATCTAGGGGTGCAGCTTACATACGGTCGTACAAGTAACCCTTTTCCTGAAGGTGTGCTGCGACATGCTTCGGTACCTTGTACTTCTTACCTGCTTGGAAAGAATAATGATTACCAGAGCCAATTGTGACCATATCTAGGTTCTCAGCTACTCGGATGATGACCTGGTCATCTGCAAGGCTTACGCCTACGCTTTCAACTTCATCAAGAACTGTTGGTGCTTCTGGCTTCTGTGTAAGATCAACGACTTCAGTCTCATCTTTGTGAGCCTTAGTCTGTGTAGCTAATGAAATCTCATTAGCACGCTCTGCTAGCGCTTCTGCGTTTGCCTCTAGTAGGGCCTCACGCTGACGTCCTGTAACATCTGTAACTTTTGCTTTTGCCACGATATATATTCTCCTGTTAGTTAGATTGTTTAATGTACTTAATTGCGGCCTTTAGAAGTTCTATATTGTCCATAAACCTACCTAAGCCATTATTGCACTGATTACAAAGAAGTCCCCTTACTTCACCGGTATCGTGGGAATGATCCACACAAGCCTCTGAAGTATCAGAAAACGGAGTTTTGCAGATGGCACAGGATTCCTCCTGATCTTTCCACATCTCCTGAAACTGTTCCCACTCAATACCGTATTTACTTCTACGATTATGTGTAGATATGCATTTTCTACAGCTTCTAGAGCCATCCGATTTAATTCTAGTGTTCTCTTCGTTGTATTCATGACCATTTGCACAATGGGTCTTATTCTTATTCCAAGTTCCTATAGTATCTGATTCAGGTATTCCTTTACGCTTTCTTTGCCAATTCATTCGGCAAATCTTGCAAATTACCTTACCAGCTAATCTAGCCCCTTTGGGATATGTATAAGCAGTTTCTTCTGTAACCATATGTCCGTTAGAACATATACTGCCAATATTCAATTTTATTCTTGCCATGTTGCCTCCGATACCTAAGAGTGAAGGTTTACCCCTCACCCTTAGTATATCAGAGTTCAGACTTATTACAGACCAGTTTGGGTCCTAATTCGTCTCGGCTATGACCACACTTTGGTCAGTTATGAGCCCTAGACCGTAAATTGCGTACCAAGCAAGTGCATGCTCACGACCGAAGTCCAAGATACCACCATCACGAAGCTCAACTGGAAGTGAGATAGCGTGACCGAATGCGTTGTCTCCAATGAAGATAGCTGAGTAGCGATCGTTTGAACCGTTACCTGTAGCTGTTACTGGAGTTGTGTAACCTCCGCCAGTTGGATAGGCGATTGATCCTGGAGCCACTGCTGTATCTGTGGTGTAGCCTGAGCCTGCACCGTTGGTGACCTTTGAGATCTGAGTTGTCTCAATGAAGACTGTGTCGTAGAGACGACCGATTTCACCGAGCATGAAGTTACCTGGAGCAGCGTACTTTGTTACTTCAATGAACTCTGGGAGGTCACGAAGACGACGGCTCTGGTGAGGGTGAACGAATGCGACGTAAGTCTCACCCAACCTTGGGATGTTCTTTGTTGCCAAGGTCTCTACAGCGTCCTTAACGGTACGTGTTGAGAGGTATGAAGCACCGGTCATTGTTGCACGTGAAGTAGCTTCTGTGCCGTATGCATACCAGTTGTTGACAGCAGAGAGGTTTGAACGATCTTCACCGTAGATGACTGAAGAAGCAGCCATGAGTGTGTCACGAGCCTGGCCATCAAGGTAGAGAGCCATGTTACGTCCAAGAAGACGTGATGCTGATGCCATAACGTCATCAAAAGATGCGTTGAGGAGGAGCTCAGATACTGCGATTGCGTATCCTTGTTCTGCAACTGTGATTGAGAACTGTTGAGCTGTAAGTGCGTTTGTTGACATACGGACACCTTCAACGAGTGTTGAAGCGTTGCCGAGGTTGTTGTAACGCATGAAGTTGATCTGGAGACCAGGTGCGACGCCTAGTTCTGTCTTCTTAACAGCGAACTGTTCGAAGCGAAGGATAGGCATTGACTGGAATAGAATTTCCTTAGACCAGATGGTCTGAATTGCTTGTGTAAGCTGGCTGTTTGCGCCAGAATACGCTGTAGGTGCTGCGGCTAAATTCCCGGTACCTGTCACGGCTGAGGCCATGTTATTACTCACTTTCCGTTGTAGTTTGTATACATTCTATGTAGGATACTGCATTTTTAAGGCTGTCGGTGTTATCTTTAAAACTACCCAAACCTATGTTACAACTGTTACATAGTAATCCTCTTATTTTACCTGTTTCATGGTCATGATCTACTTTTAAGTCTTCTGGTAAATTTGGTGTCTCTTTACAGATACCACAAACTCCATTTTGCTTTTCTAGTAGAGCATTCCAATACTCTAATGAGAGATTATACCTATGTTTTAACATAGTAACTCTATTTATATGACCACGCCTATATGCTAGTTTTGCCTCTGGATCTTTCCAATAAACATTCTTAGCTTTACTGCGCCTACAATCACGGCAATAGTATTTACGCTGTTGCCAGTAGTTTTCTGTCATATCACTATGAGTTGTTTTACAAGTTGGGCAAGTGACTTTTAGCCCTAAAGGCATTGATTCACGAACACTTCTTGTAGAACTCATAGATTTTTTTTACCCGAAGATTCCCTTGTTGCGATCATTTGCTGCTGTTCCCAACAGACGTGATCGGTTTTTTGCGTAGTCAGCTACCGACATAGAAGCAATTTGCTCCGGTGTATACGATTGTTGGTCCGAATTGTTTTCCAAAGTTGGTGGCAAGGTGGCCCTTGTACCGGTCATTTCCCGACGCACTTGCTGATTAGCCTGTGTCATCGCTTCCAAGAGCTTAGAAGTTTTCTCCTTAAGCTTGGAAATACTCTGTTCAATCTCATCTACACTATTTCCGGCGATCATATCAATCAGCTCGGGTGCGATGTTTTCTTGCTCTTCACTAATGCGGCGATTGAGATACTGTGATAGTTCAGCATACTCACGCTCACGCTCTAGGAGAGCGAATGCACGTTCACGTTCTAGGCGCTCTGCTTCAACTTTAGCTGCCCACTCTTTTTCCTTAACTTCAAGGAGTTGGCGGACATCCATGTCAGCTTCAAGCTTCTTACGCTCTGCTTCTGCTGCGGCTTCTTGAGCTGCACGAGCCTCTGCTAGACGTTCTTCACGATCTTTCTTAAGAAGATTAAGCTCTTCCTTAAGAGAATCAATCTGTGGATAAAGTTTTGATTTTTCTTGCTCACGTACTCGTTGCAAGTCTTGCTCTGTGTAGCCCTTTGCTTCAGTGAACTTATCTTCAGCCACTGCCTGCTGTGCTACAGGTGCGGTATGGTTAACTTCAGATGCGAAAGCATCTTGAGCCACTGCACTGTCTACTGCTGTTGAGTTTTCTGACATGCTTATTCCTTAGGTTTGAGAGGTCGTTGTCCGAATTAGTGCCACGATGACCTGCGGGTTTTGTTTAGTGGTATATAGCCTCGCAAACTATGCGATGTTTGTCAGGCTAAATTACTTATTTTCCTCTGAGTTTGGAGTATCTGTCTGATCGTTAGATACGCCTCGTCCAGGAAGCTTTGTTCCATAAGCCTTAGTTACAAGCTCAGCTTGCATCTGGGCCAATGTGTTCTCTTCAAACGGTGTGATAACTCCAGGTTGTCCTAGAGGGCCAGGGCCAGTTCCATCTGCTGGAGCTGCTCCAGGAGGAAGAGTTCCATCAGGCATCATACCAGTTAATGAGGTAATTGCTGAAGCGATCTGCTGCTTGATGAGGTTGAGGGCACCATCAGCCTTAGCATCTGCAATAAGTTCTGCACGGATCTCTTCAAGCTTTTCATCTGGGAACTCTTCGCCAAGCTGGCGTAGAGCACCTTCACGAGATTCAAGATTCATCTGCATCTTGGCTTGGATTTCCTGCAAAGTAATAAGTTTATCTAGAGGTAGTGGAGGTGGGAAGTGGATTACAGACTCATAGGTCAAAGGATCGTTTAGATCCAAAGCTAGGAGCTGTTGATCCTTAATAGGTCCATTTACATCTGGGTTGTATACAAATGCCTCTGGCTCCTTGAAAGCAAGGGTTAGAAGAACTAGCTCATTAATACGGCGGATACCTTCGCTGTACTGAACGATCTTCTGGTTGTAGCGGTTCATCAAAGGCTGGTACTGGATAGCTAGAGCAACGCCTGAGGTATTAGAGATTGGCTGTACTTGACCAAGAGCAGTCTCCGGTACTCCGACCATCTCATGCATAGCGCTCTTAACAACCTTTAGGTACTCAAGGGCGCCCTGTAGGCCAGCCCCTCCGCCTTCTAGGTTCTCTACTCGGGCATCCTTTGGAAGACCTCCCCAAACTTTCTTAGGGCCCTTCTCAAGTGCTGATGCCTTAGCACCAATAATTACTGTAACCGGAGCAGCATGGTAGTTGACGATATCTGCGATATCTGTTGCTACTTCGTTATAGTTACGATTCAAAACAATTAGATCATGACAATCTGATAGACCCCATGGGGATCCTGAAACCATTACATTGGGGATATGAATGATCGGTACGACTCCAACAGGATTAGGGCGAGAGTCAATGAGTTCATCGTTAATGTACTCCTCAATACGATCATCGGTCAAGATTTCTGTATATGTGTAAACCTGACGTGTTCCCTCAATAGAGGTGCCCCAGAAACGATACTTGAGCTTAAAGCGGATCAAGCGTGAGCGATCATGTGGGTGGAACTCTGGGAAACAAAAAGATGAGTTCAGGGGAAGAATACGAACTCGTCCTGGATGCATACGTCTAACAGAATCTTCAAAGCCTTCTTCATAAGCTACTTTAACAAAGCAGTCTCCAGAGACTCCGCCTTGCTGGCCCATCTCCCAAAGAACACCATGCTTGTTGTTATCAATCTCCCAAGCACGCTTTAGGATATCTGGAACGATTGCTTCTGTTGCAGTTGGGCTGCGAAATGAAACTCCACGACTAAATGTGAAGTTAGTAATAAAGTCTGTAAATGCACGATAGTAGTTATATACCATCTGTGATTCGCCAATTTCACGGCGGTAGGACCAGTGATGCCCTAGATACATTGCCCAGTTAAGTGAGTAACGATTTAAACGTGGACCATGTACTTCAAATTCTTCATCAGCAAGTTCTACAAGACCAAGAGGTGAAATTGAGATGGTTAAGTCAGATGACGCCGCCCTATAGGACGGAGGTGAAAAATCTACACCACCACTCATTGATTAAGTCCGTTCATTTGATTTGCCCCCGCATGCCAGTCTCTGAAAGTTAAAGTTCACCAGCCCCGGAGAAAGGGAACGGGGCTGGGAACTAGGATTATTCTACAGTACTTTAGTCGTTTACTGATGCAGGGTTCATACGAGCTTGACGTGAACCGTTGCGGATTACTTCTTCAATTACGACTGTTGAGTGATCTCCGAAGTTACCCTGTGAGAACTCACCAAGGAATGTTGGAGCTTCTACCCAAGCTGCTGAACCGACGTGAGCACGCTCACGCATTGTCTCATCAGCATACTTCTCAAAGACGTTTAGATTGTGGTTAGGACGTCCATCTGGAGTGTCGTAGCCCTGATCCAAACCAACTTGGAAATCATTTGGGACATCTGTGTCTGTTGCAATGCCTTCTTCAAAGCGAAGTGGTCCACGAAGACCGGCTGTTGCAGGGGACATCTTGCGTTCGTATACGTTACCAGGACGCTCAGGATACTGAGGTGTTGGTGCGATATTTGGTGTTGCCATTGTTTTATCTCCTATAGGATAAGGGATTGAGGTTCCTCAGGGTTAATTCTGTCTTGTAGTAGGTGTTTTGTCATAGTAAATTAGAAGAAAGGATTAGAGCTTACCTCTACGGTAGGCATAACCATCTCTTGTGTTAAAGAGCAAGCTAAGGCCAAGGAATCCACAAAATCATCGTGTGCATGGGCCTCGTCAGGGGCTGCAACCATAAAGTTAGGTCCTTTGTACTGAACCTCGGCATCTGTCATCTGCTGATAGAACTTCTTCCAGATACGTAGGCGACGGGTCTTAGCGTGGGAAGGCCATGAGACCATCTGACGTTGGATCAAGGCTTGTAGGTGCTTCCAGCGCTTGGATTGTTCAGTAGGGCTTGAAGTAACTGGCACAACCTCTGCACGTGGCATCAAAACCTTTAAACGACCGGCTACTGCGTCACCAACACCGTTAGCATCTACGCCGATAGCTAGTACGTCATAGTTGCCAAGGAACTGCTGAATCTGGAAGTATTGCTCTTCCCAGTCATCTCCTTGAAGCTCCAACCAATTAAGCACTCTATGATCATAGTAACCATATTCATCTGGGCGATCCCAGTCTACCCAGACAACAGTAACAACAGTTGAGTCCATTTTACGTGCTGGGTCAATTCCAACCACTACAGGTGAGCGGTGCCAAGACTTAACAATCTCCTGGGAAGTATCCCCAAGATCATCCATTATTCCGGATGTTACGAACATACCACGCTCAAGCAACCACTTACAGTTGTATGACATCTGGAATTCGTCTGAGTCCTCGCCAATACGAAGCATCTCTTTCTTGATGAACTTATCATAGTTAGACTGGATCTTAGCCACATCTTTCCAGTCCCATTGGAAATGGTTCTGCTTGGCATTACGTCCTTGAGTCTGACGTCGCTTGTTAAGGGTAATAGAACGATAGAAGCCATTCTTGTGGGTTGTAGGCGTACCCGTCTTAACGATAGTAGCGTTGTAGTACGCACCCATAGGAGANAATAGANTTNGATACTACAAAGTCATCTGCNTCTTGACACTCATCAATAATNATGAGNTGGAANGACTTAGATTCAATCTTAGCTCTTGGGTTNGCAGTCATCATCATNATNGTAGAGCCAGACTTCTTAAGCTTAAGGTTTCTTACTACGCCTGGAGTTTTGGTAGGGATATCGTCAATCTCCGGGTCACCAAAGACTTCCATAGCCCTTTCAGAGGTAAGGCGNGATACTGTACGTGAGTAAAGTGTTTCAACCTGNTTTTGAGTTGGNGCAAACATACCNACCCAAATACCNTCGCCAAACTTACCCAATAGCTCTGGATACATCCTAGCTAGTCGTGGAAGNATGACCATAAGGGTCGCCACAGTATTAGCGATAGTTTCTGANTTACCAGACTGACGTGAAGCAAGNGCTGTGATTTCTTCNCCNTCATTGATGATTACAGACTCAATTACACGGCGTGCTAAAGGCTCTTGGTATGGNTGTAGCTTNTGNCCTACAAGCATCTCCATAAAATCCATAATCTTATTGATAAGTACTTTTACAAACTCTTTGGAGAGCTCATCTAACTCATCCTCTTGATCATCTTCAAGAAGGGGACTATATTCTTCGTCCTCAAGCTCTTCTTGCTCTTCCTGCTCTATCTCATCGAACTCGTGTTCGCTCACTTAGGGAATCTTTCTTTTAATGTTTCAAGGATTGCGTGGATGGATTCAGCCCCAACTCTTGCCTCTTCTAGATGAAAAGCCTCATCGGTCTTTTGCCAGCTAGATAGATTACGTCCAATTGAATATAGGACTTGGTCTGACCAGGTAAGTAGCTCCTGTGTTGATAGCTTAGCTACTCTTTTCTCAATACGGGTTTTAGGCCGCTCTTCTTTTTTCTTAAACATCGTACTCTTCGCCCCTTACATTGTCCCAATCAAACTCATCTTGCTCTACTGGCCTTCCAGCAATAGCGTTTGTCAAAGCTTGACTTTCTTCATATTGTGCAACCCATTTACCTAAGACAATAGATAGTCGGGTAAAAGGAAGTCTAAATACTAAGCCTTTACCAAATCTAAATGGGTCTTCAATTTCCTGTGTAGTTGATGTTTCAAAGATAACTTTAGGCTTTAATGGATATACCATTACATGCCAAAAGTAGTTCTTTCCAAAATCATGCGTCTGAGCCATCTTCTTCTTCCATCTCACATTGGTGTGTGGAGAGTTCATACTCCATCACTAAAGCTTCACAATCACGGCACTTGTATACCTTAGGAGGGCTAAAATTATTCTGAGCAGTAGCTCCTTCTAAAATGTCGTCTTGTCCAGGCCTATGATAATCATGGACCACTTCTGGACGCATAAATATCTCGGGAGGAAAAGGACCTTTTGCAGGTTGAGAGGAACTGGGGACGGGATGTCCCTGTTTGGTAGGAATACGCTCAATTGTCATAGTTTGCCCTTTTCTCTATAGGATCTTATATTACACCACATTACGGTTTGCCATAACACCGTAGTTACAGATATACTAAAGGCAGGAGTTAAACCTCCTACACTAACAACGAAACAACAGAGTTGCAACTAGCTTGGCAGACAGACGCCAGGCTATTTTTATTCAAGTGACAGTTGGATAAAGATTCGGGTTGGCTCTCTAGCCTAGGAGATAGTGTGAATTTATATGACAAAAGGAATTATCTAATCCTTGGGCTTGTAGCCCTCCTATCATTTGGGAACCTAATAGCTGCTCCAGCAAAGGCAGCAGCCCCCATTATAGGAAAATGCCTAACCCCACTAGGCGAGTACAGACTAGC